TTTACGTCCAAACCCAACCGCCAACTCGGCTGTGTTTGAACACTGTATGATTTTTTTATTCGGGTACTTTCCCAGAAACCAAGCTGGCAGAAGATAACTAGCAAACTCCGACTTTGTGTGCCGTGGTGGCATATTTATGATTAGTCTCTTAATCTTGCCTTCGGCTATCTCTTCAAACTTCTTTGCCATTACTTTATGATGTCTACCATTTACGAATCCGGGCCACATCTCGGAAACAAACTTCATAAAGTCTATTTGAGCCTTTTCCCGACTAACACTCTTTTTATATTCCTCCACCATCGCCAGTAGAGCTTCTTGCTCGTGCAGCGGTAGAGAGTCTATTTTGCCTTGTATGTCTAGCATAGATTCCTAAACTTAATATGTACAGGACGGATAGTCCTAGCCCTATTCGGTATTCTCTTACAAGCACCCAGTTCGCAGAGTCTCTTCATCATCCGGTGGACACTCGCCCGACTCTTACAGTTTATCTGATCCATAATGTCATCTACACTAGGACCATAGCCGAATTTCTTCCACCACTCCTCTATGACTAGATACACTTCATTTTGTCTTTCGGTCATGCCATTCCACCTTTTGTTCGAAGCTTAAGTTGTCCCATATCAAAAACATTTTCATAGCCCGTCTCCACAATTCTCTGTACCGTTCTGCTTTTGGACTATGGTCTGTCATGTCTTACCTTCTCAATTAAATCCCGCGCGGCTTCTCGGCTCTCTTGCTCATGCATCTTACGGTTCAAAAATATTAATATAAGCCGTAACTTCTTCATATCGTTTTCCATTAAATACATAAGGTACTCTAACACTTCCGAATCTCTCAAAATATTACCCCCCCACCTTTTTTATTCAAATCACTAAGGGGGGGTGTTTCCATATTCCTTAACTCATGCTTTCTAGATAAAAACATATACCCCCCCCTACTTCTTTTTTTTAATATATTTATGATTATCGGTGGTTATATAACCACTAATCCTCATAATTACTTTGTTTCAACCCATTGATTCCTAACAGGTTTTATTTCTTCGTCAGAAATATTTTCCTCAAATTTAGGGGTTTGACTGTGTGGAATACTATGTATACTATCTGGGACAGCTGCCCGGTCGATTTGGGCGGGTACCCGGTCGGTGGGGGCCGCGGATTGCGAATCGGGATCAGAATCCCCTAAACCATTGATTTCATTCAACAAATCACTTGCCGATGTGTCTATTGGATCATTTAATTGCACATCGATAATATCTTTTAAGCTATCCAGTAGTTCTAGCTTTATATCCTTCGAATGCTTAAGTACTTTGGATTCTTTTCTCTCATCGAATAGGTTTATCTCGGAAACCTTTCCGAGTGTAGCTAATGCCGTAACCCGAACACTTGGAGGGTTTTGTAAATCAATGGATTCAATGTAAAGGTTCTCAATTATTTGAGTCCTCATTTGATCAAGGGATTGTAATTCCCTGAACCGTTTCCTTAGTATTTCCTCTCCTACACGTTGGGCAATCTTTGGTTTTTTTGCCAATTTAGATGCATCGGAAGCTTGTCTTTGTTTAGTGGATTTGGTGTTATATGCTTCCCTATAGGATTGGGCTTTTGGTTTGCCTTCTACTAAGCCCTTTACGAATTTCTCTTCTTTACTGGTTAACCGTCCATTCTTATTATTGCCGACTAATAAAACGTCCAATGGTATTTGGGTTAATCCTTCTCTTATTTGATCTCTCGTTAGCTTTGCCATATCTTAGATTCTTTCCCGATTTTTATTGTTCGTTTGCCTTGTTTCATTACGGTACATTTCGATAATATTCTACACAATAAAATACTGTATGTAAATCCAGGCTGATGGCCCATACAGTGTGTATATAAATACAGTATAAAAAGTATGTAAATCAATACGTTAAAAAAACACTTTTCTTTTTTTCATAAGTCATGGTAATATTTAATCTGTTGTTCTTTTTAAACTTTATAGGAGTTAAACAATGCAAGATCTTACACACGATGAAATACATTGGATAGTGATATCTATTAATAATGAAATAAGAAAAATTGATAAACAAACTAGTTCTTTTAACGAAGCCGATTCTTTTAAGTATGGTAAAGAGAATGAGGGATATGTACAGATTCTTTTGAGTGCAAAAAATAAACTAATTAACGGAAAGGTTTAACCATGTCATTACGAGAAACTTACGAAGCTTTATTAAATCAATCTACTGATTGGATATGGCAATCTGTTAAAAATCCAAATGGTTTTATGAGTGATTCAGTAATTAAGCTTCATTACTTAGTATTAAGACAGAGAGGCGAGATATGAGATCCTTCGAATGCTTTACTCAAGATTTAAGTAATCCTTTACGGAAATCGAAATTAGATTACCGACATATACATTTTTTTAAACAAGGTTCTCCCTATACCTTCGAAGATTATCAAGAAATTGATTCTTTGGAAATTGGAGAATCTTGCAATAAATCATACGGAAATTTTGAACATTGGATAAGGAGAATTTCATGAAAATTAATACAATTGCACAAGCTTTAGAAATCATTGGAGGGTTATCTAATCCTTCTAAAATGCCATGCCATAGTTATGGTATTTCTGCCTTTAAATGCATTACTGGTGCGAAGCTTCAGAAGATCGAGGGTTCAACGTGTTCCAAATGTTATGCATTAAAAGGGTTTTATGGTTCGTGGAATAAAAATATAACCAAAGCCCATGAAACGAGATTAGAAGCTTTAGATCATCCTTTATGGATCGAATCTATGATTTTCTTAGTACACCATAAAAAAATGGATTACTTTAGATGGCACGATTCGGGAGATCTCCAAAGCTTTCAACACTTATTAAACCTTGTAACAATTGCCGAAAAATGTCCCAATACTAAATTTTGGCTTCCCACGAGGGAAAAGAAATTTATTAATCAATTCGTGGATACCTTCGGGAATTTTCCGAAGAATTTGATTGTCCGTTTATCGGCTACCATGATGGATGAGAAACCTTCCGAATTTAAAAACACGAGTACGGTTCACAAAAATAAAAAACCCATTGGGAAGCCATGCTCTGCCCAAAATGGCAAGTGTAATGATTGCCGAGATTGTTGGAATCCGAAGATTAAAAATATTTCATACTCATATCATTAGGAGAGATCATGCAAGTACAACCAATTAAACAGTTTTTCCCGATGTGTGATTTTACGGATCATACGGATTTTTGGTTTTCCGAATTGGTGGATCGGTTCGAAGAATTAAAAACCGACTCGCAAAATTGGAATGATGTAGATCTAAAAAATTGGGATGATTTAGGAGAGTATTTTGCTTTGGAAGAGATCCTTAAATATCTAAACGAAATCCCTCATTCGGAAGATTTCCTTCTATCGATAGAAGAGAATCCTGAAGCTTTCCGAATTGCCATAGATGGCATGGTTTTTTACTTTACTGGTGATTAAGGTTAACTGACGAGGGTTTAATACCCGAAATTGTCGTGAGGCAATATTAACCAAAGAAAGGCAATTATTATGAAAAATGACGAAATCAAAGAGCATATGTACGAAATAGAAGCTTTATTTTATGGATATGGTACATGGTCACGATTAAACATTAAAAACGGTTTTTTTACTGAAGACATGGCAAAAAAAGCTTTAGAAGCTTATTTAAATTCTGTAGATCCTCAAGATTTAGCACACGATTATAGAATCCTTCAAAAGCCCTTAAAACGGTTTGAAGTGTTTTATGGTGACGGTTACCGTTTACATTCTTCCGAACCCTCAAAGCTTGAATACCATGATCAATATTTCTTTTGGGATGATAACGGTTACGACTGGTCATTAATCGAAGAAATCGAAGCTTTAAAAATTGGGGAAAGGTTTAATTCTAGTTCGATCACAACTGAACAATGGATAAGAAGAATGAAATGAAATTAAGAAATCCTATAGCTGATTGTCATTTTTTGGCAATGAAAATCATCCTTTATAACCGAAGATATCAGGAGGCAAAAGCCCGAAGAATAGCAAAACAAAAATAAATAACCCCTAGCAGCACAAGGGACGGTCAAAAGTTTTTACTTATCCGGAAGGCCCAAACTCGTCCAGGTTTTCCGGGACCAGGTCCTTGTTTTTAGCATGTTTGACGGCATGATTGACGGTCACACATGAATTATTTTTTAAATAATATTTGTGTTTTAAATAAACACATGATATATTTACGATGTAATTCATGTTTAATTTAAATTTAAGGAGAAGTTATGAGATTTGATATTAAAGGATTCAAAAAATGGACTACCTATGACGGTGGTGGGTATCAATTTAACTTGTACTTGGACGGTAAGAAGTTTGCCTTCGTCCATAACGATGGTAATGGGGGGATGATTGACATAGAGTTTGACGACCCAAAAAATGAGGGCATATGGGACGAGTACGTTGCCTCATTTGGACAATGGGATTGTCTTGGTTCTATGATTGATCACGATACTGACATTGTGGTTGACAAGCTAGTTAATGATTACGAGATGGACAAACGGAGGAAAAAGTGTATTTTGTTTCGTTTGGTCAAGGACGGTGAATCAACGTATAGAACTATTAATACTTTAGATATGAATATTGCCAAATCCCAACTCACCAAACAATTTGGTGCTGATGGTTTTGTTTTACTTTAAGGAGAACTTTATGATAATTAATTTAACTATAGAAATTAGCGATTCTGCTATACACGAGTGTGTACAAAATCATCCCGACAAATTTCGCTCAGAGATTTTGGGGGAGATTAACAATGCAGTCTATGTAGGAGGGGATTGCATTACTGCAATATTAGATCGACAGTTAGAACTACCTGTCGGTGATCATTACATACTAAAAGATCAACCTGTCGAAGAGAAGATCTTTACTGTATACAACCATAAAACCGAAGATTATTTTCAGTTTAAAACACTAGATACTTTTTTAGTGTGGCTCAATGAAAATAATGAAGTTTTAACTTTTGACACTATAAAGAAAGGTTAATTATGAACCGTTTATACCCAATGCCTCTAATCGATGGCTTCAAAGATTCAACATACGGTAACGATGCATCTCCCAGTATTAGTAAATGTTTGGGTGATGATTTCTACTTGCAGTTATGGGTTGACTACCCAACATCGCTCAAACATCTGTCGGATTTTGCAGATAGCGAGAACTACACTCAATATCACTTGTCTTTGATAAACGATGAGACAGAATTGCATGATGGATTATTAAGTACCAATGATTTTGCTGAAGTGTTAAAGACTATCCACGATTTTAAATTAAATAAAGGAGTTTAAAAATGAAAGTAAAAGAACTAAGAGATGTTTTAAATAAGATGCCAATGGAATATGACGAGTGTGAAGTTCGGGCTGATGTTGGGGGGGATGTTAACCTTTGGCTTCATGCTTTTACTCCGATACAAAAAGGCAATAGTGGTTATGAGTTGCATGGTGAATTTGTTTTACATTTTACTGAATAGGAGATTGAGATGAAAAATATGTTTATAGAAGAGGTTTATACAGGGGGTGGATGCGACCATTACGAGTTGCATTTCAAACAATATGACATCTTCTTTGTCATTAACAATAACGACTGCAATATCCCCAAGGAGGGGGAGGATTGGGGTTTCTGTTCGTATAAGACGGAGGACGATGCTAACTGTGGTAATTACATGGACTGTGTCGGGCCGCTAGATGATTTTAAAAAAGAAAATCTCATCGAATTCTTCAAGGGTTACATTACTGCGAAAGGGACAGAGAAAATCCAGGATTTCTTCGAAATCGATCAGGTTAATTTTGAGGAATTAGCCTACGACATCGCACAGGTTTGTGAGCCTCATGTTTTGTATGACTCATTGTATTTTTACCTCAAGACACTGTCTAAGGAGGAACTACAGGTTTGGCTAAAAACATTGGATTCCAATGGGTCATTTAACTTAAAAGACTATTTGGAGTGATCATGACTAAAGAAGAACTAATCAAAGCTTGTACAGAATTTGAGATAACTTGGCTGATGGAATGCGATGATCCATTTTTACTCAAAAAATCTTGTATTGAGTTTTTTTCAGAGGGAGGGTATTCGAATTGGGATACCTTCGCATTACAAAAGAAGTATGACGAGTTTATTAACTAAGGAGAACGGTATGGGATTCTATTCAAAAACGTGTGCTAAATCGCACCTACCAGTAATTGCATCTTACAAGGAGGGATTTCCCTCTTTGACGGACGTAGTAGCACTTAAGCCCGATGGCACAAAAATGGAGGGCATCTATGACGGTTATGGACGGCTGAATGACATTGATATTTATGAGAAAGGAAATCTAGACGAGTGGGACAAGGTAAAGTTTGTTCTCAAGATGCATTACGATGGCGAATCTTACGAGGATCTAGGGGAGTCAGGACAAGAGATTGCCCAAGGATTTTTTATGGACGATCAATTCTTATTGTTTTGTGTCCTTCGTGGCAAGTTTAAAAGCTATGCCGAATATAAGAAGTACTTTAAAAAATATGCCAATTGGTAAGGGGGAATTATGAGTCAATATTTAATTTATGTGGATGCCGTTGAACTATCTGACATCGATGGGTTATTATCCGTTGGTGCAGAAAACTACAAGATCAATGAGTATTTTCCGTTGACGGAAGACGGCAAACCAATCTTGATTAATGATGTTGGTGGCTATGGATGGACTAACAGTTTGGCTTCACGTTGTGCAATGTTAACAGAAGCTAACACTGATGTAATCCCAAAAGCTAACATAAAGAATTGGTTAGGATCAGATATCCAAGATTCTAAATTGATTTTAGAACTTTTGGACGATCTCATTAACGGTAGATATACCATTGAGAATTTTAGGCTTGATGTATCTGAATATGGAGACAATTAAATGTTTAAAGTAAAGGTAGCAGCATGGGGGCATGATGCCCCTAAAATCAGGCCTGAGACGTTGGAGGCAGTCAGTCCGGAAGACCTCAAGGAATTGGTTTCTGATTGGCTGACGAGGCATTGCTTGGGTGCATCGAATTGGTCAAACCCTGTGGTGTTAAAAGACAATAAAGTCTACGGATATATGTCTTACAACCAAAGGATTTGGGATAAACAAGTCTGGAATGCGAATGCGAGAGAACTATGAAACCATTTGAAAATTTCAAAAAAAGGCAGAGCTATGATATGTCAATCCAAGAGGAAATCATCCTCGATTTGATTGGTGAAACAGAGATGGGTGTCATGGAAGTTATTGCCGTAATCGTGGATGAGAACGTGGCAAGTGTATCTACGGCACACATCAACCTAATGAAGCTTAAAAAGAAGAGTTATATAACCATTAAACCAAATCGGTTTGACGGACGGACAAAAGTTTGCAAGATAACCCCAGTAGGTAAACAATATTTGGAGGATTTATGATCTACACAGTTGAAGTAAGTATCGTTGGGACAACTACTATCGAAGTCGAGGCATCATCCCACGAAGATGCATCTGAACTTGCGATAGCCTTCATCGAATTAGATGACGTTGACTTTACCTTCGAAACTACTCAGGTTCTTGAGGGGTGTGAATAAACTCAGCCAAAGACTCGGATGCCTGATCTATTCCTAGTCTCTGATGGTAGTCATTGAAGTCCTCATCGGCACATGGAGATAACCAAAACTTATCGGTTATTTTCTGTGCCGTTTTTATCCCCACCTCATCGTTATCGGCAATAACTACGGCTCCGGGAAACACTTTGGACATTTCCACCATGTTGGCCGCGGAAAAACAAACGACTATTTTATATCTCATCCCAAGTGTCTTCATTGCAAGACGGACGGACAGTGCGGTAGCATATCCTTCGACCAATATCGGCACACCTTTGTTTTCAAATATGGTTGACGCACCTTTTGTCAGCTGACCTTTTAAGAAATTCTTCTTCCCAGAATGATTAATCATCTGGCATCCGACCAACCGATGCTCGACCCTCATTGGGATAATCAATAACTTATTCCATACATAACCTGTCTCATCTTCGAATCCTTTACTCGCCAAATATGGATGGGTTGATGTAACACCGTTATGCATAATCCACGAAGCCTTTCGCAGTGCCTGATTTCTTTGATCCTCTTGCTCCTGTTTGGCTCTAGCTTTTTTAATCTCCAGTAGTTTATTTGGAATGTAAATTTTCTCGCTCCTCCATGTTATTGGCTTCTCGTGGACGGCCCAATTCTGTACTGCACCGGACAATCCATCAAAAATATAAGCCCCATTTCTACTCCGTGGATGGTCTGTTGTTGGCACTCGAACCCACCGATCCCGAATAATATAATCGATAATCAGTCCGTGAGACTCTGCAAATTGTTCAAAGTCCATAGTTAATCTCCACAGTAACAGGCAATAGCTTCTTCGCCATCATCAAATAAGTTTTGTTGGCTTTTAGAATACTGCAACATACTCGCATATTTTGGTCTGTCTTTCCTAAATACATCGCCATCTTTTATATGAGGATTTTTTATTAAATCTTCCATCTCAATCCACCAATTAGCCCTCTCAGGCTTCTCTAATATCAAAGAGAAAAGGACGTTTGGCTTCTTTAAGAAACATAAATCGCAGTTGCCATGATAGGTTGTGCCGTTTAAATTTGGTAGCTTTAAATCAAACGGTTGGGCATTCCAAAAGTTCATTACATCAAACTTGGATATGTTATCTGTAGCAAGAGGCATTGTCCTATGCACACCCTTTCTACCGTCCGATGGGTTAGCCCTTATCTTGGATACCCTTCTTGGTTCGTCAGCCCTGATGCCAATCATGTTTTCCCATTCAGTCCACCCAAGGGATTTCAAATACCGTTCCAATGTAAGTATCTTTAAATCTACTGTACAAAACCGAACCATTGCATTCGGAAGGTAATTCTTTTTCTCAATCAAAGCTTTAAATGGTTCACCATTTCTACTTGCAGTATCATAAGTAACCTGTTCAAAATGGGTTTCATTATCACGATACTCTAACCATGTAATTGGCACATTCCAATTGACTGAAACAGCATTAACAAATTCTAAAGTCTCCTCTGCCTCCTTCCCGGTATTCGCAAATATAACAATGGCATCATTAGGCAACCCTCCGTTGGACTGTAAAATCCTCCATAACATATATGCAGACGTACGACCACCACTAAATGCAATTACTGTTTGATCAAGAATCTTATATGGATCACTCATTTTCTACCTCTTGGATTCGTTTGCCTATCCATGCCATGACAGGTACTGCCATCGAGTTCCCCATTGCTTTATATCGTGCTGAATCAGGGGATGCTTTACCTTTCCACGGGATCTGTGTGTACCCATCAGGAAAGCCTTGCAAACGCTCCGTCTCCGTTGGTGTAAGTCTTCTGACACCCATGCTTGCGGCATAGACCGATGCAATCTGATTGGTAACCTCGGTGGACTGTGGCGATCTGCTTGGGTCATTGGATGCCGTTAGGGTAGGAGCAACGACTCTAGCTACTCCTTGTGTAGCGTGTGTGTCTACAGTGTACGATAACCCTTCGTCATTCCAACCTTTACCGTTTTGTTTCTTATCCCTTGGGTTTACATCTTGGATTGCAATAAACGTCTGTGCATGGTGGGACTGTGGGCTTGGTCTTAATGCTCCGATAGAATTCGATACTTCAAGTTCGGTGGCACTAAACGTATTAGCTTTAGCATCTTCGCGAATACTGTATGCTACTGCTGTTTGATTGTCTCCCATATCAGCCCTCAAAGTAGATGAAACTTCCTCCCAATAATACCCTCCTAATCTTTTGGAGGCTCCGGGTTCTATTGAAACACTCTGTACGATGCCACCAATACTTTCTAAAGTACCACCACATGGGCTTTTAATTGTTTGATTAGTATCTGAAAGACTTAAGTTGTACGAATCAAAAGCCTGTACTGCGAACGGTACATTGCCACCACCAGTACCCCATCTCCTCGTTACCGTAGAACAAACATCACCCATCTCTTGAACCCGACTGTCGGATGGATGATTCTCGTATACTTTAGTAATCAAATCGGTTGCACTCTTATAGTCTCTCGCGCTGACAGTTGATGCAATCTCTCCTTCGCTATACTGACAATTACTTTGACGGTCAAAGGTTACAAGTGTCTCACTCCCACCACCCAATGTACCACCACTTCTGCGAACCGTTCCGAATCCCTTTCTGTAATCAGCAAAGCCACCCTCGGCATACGGTACTGCTATCATCTTGGCTGAGATCTCATTCAGTCCGTCTGTTCCGACATCTTTGTAGTCTCTTGCGGCAATTGGACCTGAGATTTCAACGCCAATTCCAGAATCGGAGGTAGCTTTTTTCCTCGCTTCTCTGCTCGGCGCAGTATCCCTTGACAAGCTAGAGGACTCAAATAATACTTTTGCTGCACTTCGCCAATCTCCAAGACATCCGACAACGAACACACGGCGGCGTCTTTGGGCCACTCCGAAGTACTGAGCGTCAAGCACTCTGTAGCTGAACCCATAGCCGAGTTCTGCCACCGCCCCAAGGAAGGAACCAAAATCCCGTCCTCCATTTGAACTGAGGACACCCGGCACGTTTTCCCAAACGAACCACTTGGGTCTAAACTTATCAAGAAGTCCGCAATAGATGAGGGCGAGGTTGCCTCTTGGGTCTTCGAGTCCTTTTCTGAGTCCTGCAACGCTGAATGATTGACAGGGTGTGCCTCCAACGAGGATATCCAATCTAGTTGTACCAATTTCCCACTCCTTATAATTTGTCATGTCCCCAAAGTTCTTTACATTGGGATAATGGTGAGCCAATACCGCAGATGGGAATGGCTCGATCTCTGAATATCCAACAGGCTCAAAGCCCAATGGATGCCATGCTACTGTTGCTGCTTCTACTCCACTACAAACGCTTAAGTAATTCATATAGTACCTTTCGCTTTTGCTTTTGCATAAGCAATTATTCGTGATTTAATCCACCCTAATGTTTCCATAGATGGTGGTACTGGTATCTCTTTCATCCCTCTTGGCCATCCTCCAAATTTCTCTCGATACTTGTTTGATGCCCATCCATCTTTATAACCTTTCATTCTTGAATAATATAAAACCTGTGAATAAAACTCCTGATTCTGAATAACTAACTTCTTATTCTCCCTGATTAACTCCTCAAGTTCTCCTTCTACGTTGTGGACTGTGTTGTATTTCTCCTTGACGAATCCACAACTGCCACAGATATGTGACGGGAATGTCCATAGAATTGCACACCTTGGACACTTTGCCTCATACTTTTCTTTCTCCGTCTTTTCCGTCCTTGTTTTTTCCGAACCTCCTTCCTTAAGTTCTTGCACTCCTTCTTGAAATAACTCATCCCAATCTTCCTCAAAGCGAAGATAATTACCCGAATGATCTAACCAAACACCAAACTCCTTTCCCGGATGGGGTCGCATGATCCTACCCAACTGCTGAACGTGGGAGGAGAATGATTTTGAAAATGGTCTTGCCGATATGCCGATCATGACATCAGTCACATCAAATCCGCGGGTAAGAATGTCAGTAGCTATCAACCCATGAATCTGCGAGTCTGGACGGGAAAAGTCCTCGATGGTTTCTCGTTTAAAGATATCATCTTCTTTGTAAGATATCGAAACGAAATTGAATCCAGCTTCTCTAAACTCCCGTGCCAACTCTCTTCCGTGATCGACCCCTGCACAAAACACAATAGTCTTTTTTGGACTACCGTATATTTCGTAGGTCTTTTTTTGCCACTCTTGGACTACATCCCCAACAATCTTGATACCTCGTTCTGTGACTTCACTTTCTTTCCACTCGCCAAAGGAATTCTTCTTTGCTCCCGTCATGTCTATCTCTTTTGCAATAAACACTCGTAGTGGAACAAGCCATCCCTTCTCAATCAGATTACCAGTAGAACTTGCCCCGACCACATGGGTATAAATATCTCCCAATCCATCCGTAAATGGTGTGGCAGTCAACCCGATTACTTTTAGATGTGGGTTGTAGTGGATTAGATTAATGATGCCTTTCCTTTGGATATGGCATTCATCAATAATTAAAAGATCAATATCCGGGATGATATGTCTACGCTCTAAAGTTTGGGCTGAACATACCTGTATTCTCTCTTCGGGTCTATTCCTCCAATGATTGGCTTGCATGACACCATGCTCGATGTCATACTTGCCAAGACGTAAACTTGTCTGGTCAACCAAAACTACACGGTCTACAACCATCGCTGTCTTTTGAAATTTATCGGCAATTGTTTTCATAATCGCCATTGCAACTTCTGTCTTCCCGAATCCTGTGGGAGCATACAAAAGCTGACAACGGTGACCATCCTCAAAGCCCCGATTAATCTTTTCCACCACCTCGATTTGGTGTGGTCTTAACTCTAACATCCATCCTCCTTGCTATTGGGAAACTGCCCAACGTCAGTCTTATTTCTCTAATGCCTTTATTTTCTTTTGCAACATGGCTATTTGTTTAACTGCTTCGTTTGCCTTCTTCATATGCTGATCACGGGAAACTTTCATCGCATCCAACTCACGTTCTAACCGTTTGTTTTCTTCTCGCAGTGTGGCTATAGTTCCTTTAATTTCCTCTTGAGCCGCGGTATCCTCTTCCATTTTTAGAACGGCTAAGTCAAACTTTAACTTCTCTACTTCTTCGCTCAACTCCACATTGCTAGATGACAATTCTTTTAACTTATCTTCCTCTGTTAACTCGTAATGCTCCGATGGGACTAAATGCTCATCTTCGGTTACCGTCTCTACTTTGGGAGCATCAGGCTTAGAAGAAGATAACTTTTCTTTTTCTAATTGTGCTTTATATTTAATTACAAACACATGATTAACACGACATTTTTTTGCTATTTCTCTATTGCTTAATAAACTTGTTATCGGATTTTCTAATGCTTTCCTTATTGCTTTACGTTTATCTTCTGATGATCTAGGCTTCCCGTGTTTGTCATTAACTCCTAATGAATACTCAAATGCTTCTTGTTTAGTACCTTCAATAATCTTAACTTCTATTTCTTTCCTCTTGATATTCATACAAGCATGGTATCTATGGAAACCGTCCACTAACCAGTAGTCTGTTTTGTCGTAAAAAACTTCTATCGGTGGAAATACCGCTCCCTCCATCATTTGCTGTGCATACTCAGTAATAGTATTTTTATCCATCTTGTCACGGGACTGTGTGCCACCATTCAAACGGATCTGCGTTAACTTTAATTCCATCATATCTCCTAGTTTAAATTCCTATAAAACTCTTTTTTCTCTTCCAACAATATTCTTGAAATCTTAAGATTTGCCGCGAAAGCATCTACTATATCACCGTCCTTGTACCCCAAGTCTACTGTTACCATACCTAAAACCATACTTAATGCCGTTGCCAATCTTGGGGATAAATCATACTTTTCATCTGCTATAAACCCCGATAATCCCTCAAAAATTTCCTGTGCTGTATGCTCTTTAACCATATACGTCCTCCTTTTCTAGACTATAACACATGATTTAATTTATCGTCAACTGTTATATCATCTCTCGTTTCACACCTTACCCGTTGACCCACCCACCGCTGGTGGATAGAGCAACACACTTTACGATGACACCTTGTTCCGTTATTGGGAACTTATCGGAGGTCAGTCCGCCCACCCGCCAAACTCTGCTGGTCAATCCTTTCGGATCGGGGTATTCGTATTTCTACGAGTCATCTATATTCTTTTCCTTTTGGTACTCAGAGGTGCGGGTCACACCGTGTTCTTGTCTTTGGTTCCACGCTGGCGATACAACCACTTGTTAACGGATGGAGTCCGACTGTGAACAGATAAAAAAAATCCCTTAAAAGATACATTGTCTGATAAGAAAGGTGCTTGTGTAAGTTAGCTCGGCAACTTATTAAAACACCCTATCAATGTATCTATCAAGGGATTCTTAGCGCTTATCAGGTCGCAATAGTTTAAATATAACACAACTTTAAAAAGATTGCGGAATTTATTTGTAATGTCCAGTAATGGGAAATTACTTATGATTTTAAGTGGTTATATAACCACTAATTCTAATAATTAAATTTGATTAAATCTTTGATTTAAGAGGAAACACCCTAGAGTATGAGTTCTAGGGTGTTAGGAGGATGGTATTGAGGATACCAGCGGCTTGGAGTCCGCACTTGAATAATACCATAAAAAAGGGGAGAAACCATATCTCCCCAAGAACTTCTCACGGTTCAGGTATATTATACGGTTTGATTGTGACGGAACATCCACCGTTCTTAATCTTCTGGCCGCGTTCTACTGTTAGCTTCCATACGTTCTGATCATCGTTATATATAAATCCTTGGAGCGAATCTAATATTGCTTTGCAACAATTATCAACATCCAATAGTCGTTTGTCCCGCGGATAGAGAATGATTGATAACTCTACCGGGTCATCCCCGAACCCTTGCACACCTACGCATATATTAGAAACATCGGCCTTAAATTTCTGCCCTCTCTTGGATATATATCTACGATTACCAGACTGTAACCAGTAAGTATTTACAGATGGAGGATAGGGTAATTCGAGTTTTATATCACACATGAAATTATTTTTATAAAAGTGTTGCAATGTTTAAAATCTTTTGTTATTCTACTCGTGAGGAAAGTTTTTAACAAGGAGGAAGTATGAGCAATTGCGATGATGCATTCTATGAAGCATTCAAAGATGTAACCTTTCAAGATGATACAGCTATTCACGTTTGGCGTTTAGCTTGGCAGTATTGTTTACAACAGAAAGGATCTACAAATGATAATAACTAATGAGTTTGGATTACCTGAGACATTCGTAAACATTATGAAACGTCCCACCTATAGCAAAGGTGGAGCGAACCTATCTGTTACGGAAATGATGAACAGTCCTCGGATTGTTCAGCTACGCAAGACCCATGACGAAGAGATAACTATCGATGTTTCTGATAATGTCTTTTCAATGTTCGGTTCGGCAATGCATCTGTTATTGGAACACGGCAAATCTCCAAATCATATCTTGGAAGAAAGACTTCATTCCGAGGTAGATGGCTGGTCCATATCCGGGGCGATAGATTTACAAGTGGTTGAAGAAGATGGGATTGTAATTAACGATTACAAAACGGTTGGTGTTTGGGCTACGATGAATGAGAAGCCTGAGTGGGAACAGCAACTAAATATCTATGCTTGGTTAGTAGAAAAGGTAAAGAAGACACCCGTAAAGAAGGTTGCTATTGTTGCTATTATTAAGGACTTTAATAAACGTGAATCCAAAATTAAAGAAGGTTACCCTAAAGCTCAGATTATTACCATTGATATCCCTCTGTGGTCATACGAAGAGCGCGAGAATTTTATTAAAGCGAGGATACGATTACATTCCGATGCATATATGGCCGCACAAATGGGGGAGGATTTACCTATCTGCACATCTGTCGAAATGTGGGAGAAAGAAACTACATTTGCGGTTAAAAAAGTTGGGAATAAACGAGCCACAGTTGTGTGCGCTTCTCAGGAACAAGCGGATCAAAAGGTTACGGAACTCGGCAAAGGATATGAAATAGAGATCCGTAAAGGAGAGCGTACTCGTTGTGCAGATTATTGTTTAGTCAATAAGTTTTGTAACCAGTATCAGCAGTACTTAAAATCACAGGAGGAATAATGTTAACAGAACGTCAGAAGTTACAACTAAAAGCAGTAGCAAGATCACCAAACGACCCAAACATGGGAAAGCTTAACGAGCGGTTGGAAGAGGCACTGATGCAAGTGTATTTGGAAAACAGTAGAGCCTTTTTAACTAAAGCTGAAATGAAGACTCGATTTTTTCATCATAAGCCCGCCACTTTAAAAGATGGTGAATATGCAGGTTATATGCATGAACGTATAAGGAGTTGATATGAAAGCATTCCCATTTAAATACAAATTAACTCCTATGGATGAGTACGTTGAAACTGGTATGGGGTTGCGTGATTACTTTGCTGCTAGGGCAATGCCCGTTATATTGGAATCAATGTTGAATACTCAGCCTGATACATCCGTGGATGATTTTCAGTTCGTATCAATAGATGCTTATTTAATTGCAGATGAAATGATGAAAGTGAGAGGGCAATGAACACACCATACACAACCCGGACAGGTATTAAGATTGGATCAAGACATAAAGAATCTCCACAGCCACAGGAGATAGTAGATATGGATATGCTTAGACTTCAGAAGGCATTGATCTTTAGCGACAAGTTATTATCTGAAGACAAAAAAGATGAGCGGTTATTTAAGTATGTTTTTATCGGTGCAATTATATTGATAGTGGTTTTATTTATTTACAAATGAAAGGTTTAATATGAATCAGTCTGAGAGTATTAAGGAGATAGCTACTGCCCTGAGTAAAGTACAGGGTCAGTTAACTCATGCAGTAAAGGATAGTGCTAATCCGTTTTTTAAATCCAAGTATGCGGATTTAGGAAGCGTTTGGGATTCATGCAGAAAGCTACTGGCTGACAACGGTTTATCCGTCATGCAGTTCCCCGGAGACTATGTGGAAGGTAACATCAGTTTGACTACGATGTTAACCCACAGTTCGGGAGAATGGATTAGTCACAGTATGTCTCTTCCCGTCAGTAAGCCTGATGCCCAAGGAGCTGGTAGTGCAATAACATATATGAGACGTTATGCTCTTGCCGCGGTGATTGGCATCTATCAAGCTGACGATGATGGTAACGAAGCAGTAAAACCTGTAGCGAAAGTAGAAGTAAAGCCCGAAGTAAAGCCTGTATCAAAAGATGTAATTGATACGAGTCATAAAGCATTAGCAAAAGCATTGATTGATTTCGGTGCCCTATGCGACACATTCACAGAGTTAGCATCTTTGTGGAAGAAGAACGAGAAGCAAATTGATTTAATGAAAGCTGAAGACAAAGTTTCTTTTAATGAATTACAGAAGAAGTTTGCCGAATACAAATCTAATTTTAAGGAGTAAGCATGGAAGCATTTAGCGAAGTAAATAAAGGAACACTGTGGTATTCGGAGGATAAGAAATCACCAGCAGCCCCAGACTTTAAGGGTAGTGTAAAGCTTGATAAACATTATTTATTGAAGTTAATTGATGAGTCCACTTCAGGCCTTGTTGAAGTAAAGCTAGATGGATGGCGCAAAAAGGTTGTAACAAAGTTTGGGGAGAAGTTTGTAATCAGCATTCAACTGAACACATGGAAACCCGAAGAAACAGTAAAAGTAAGAGGGGAGAATGATGACGACATCCCGTTCTAAAAAAATTAATTGGGAGAAACTTGCCAAGGATCTACAGAAAGCCCTCGAAAAGGAAATTGCCGAGAACGATCAACATCATAAGTGGTGCTTAGAGTGGCGTGAAAGATATGACAAGCTCGATGAGGATAGCAAGAAGGAGATCGTCAAGCTAAAGTCTGAGTTAAATAACCTATCTATCCGCGGGTATAAGCTTAAAGGAATCATAGAATATTTGGAGGATAAGCTTGGAAACAATCCAATTCGAGGGGATTAAGACTGGCTTAAAGCAATCAAAGGACGGTTACATACTAACAGTTGCCGTCCATCCTGATGAGTTGCCTGACACCCTTATGCGAGACTTTGTTGGCTCTCGGTATATGGTTGTCATGGTGAGATTAGGTGATGACGAGAAGCCATTAGATAGAAGAGATTTTAAGAAGCACCACCCGGTAGTTGCACAGGCAGGGATGATTTGTAGAGACAGAGACTTTTGGAATTACATTGAGGTCAAGTTTAATGAAGTCATTACTTCTGAGGGTGAATGTGCCGAGTGGTTTAAGTATTACTTTGAGGTTGATTCTAGGGCTGAATTAAAGACCAATGAGTCAGCACAAGAAGCGTTTATAAAATTTAAAGAGGAGTTCGATTTGTGGAAAAAACAGTAAAAAAACTGGTCCCTTATAGCGTGTATTTACCTGTGGAATACTACAATAAAATACGCAAATTAGCTAAAGAAAGAAAAGCTTCTTCTACGGTTCGGGATGCTGTCATGATGACACTAGACGGTAACGATGCCTATAGATCAGGCTACAACCAAGGTATCCGGGATGCTATTAAAAGCGTTAAAAAGATTTCGGATATTAAGATTGTTGCCATCAATGGAAAGTATGTAGACGATTTAGTACTTGCTGCCATAGAAAACTTGGAGATCACATGAACGAGAATGATTTAAGGGATTGCTTTGCCATGTTTAAATCAATGACAGGAGTAAATGCAGACGATTGTTATAGGTTTGCTGATGAAATGTTACTTGCTCGAAACAAGGAAGATGCTGGAATAGTTTCTATAAGGAAGAAAAGTTATGCTAAAAAAGAAGCCGGAGCCAGTACCGCAGAACAACAATAACCATATGTCACAACACGAGGTAGCAGAAGAATTAGGAATTACTAGAAGTCAAGTGGATTCAATTGAGAAGAAGGCCATCAGGAAAATTAAACATTATTTAAAAAGTAGGAAGATGAAAAAGGAGGATTTGTTATGAGGTCAATAAAATTAATAGTATGTATGTGGATTGTATTTTGCGGACTCATCATATACCTAACCGAAGTAAGTCGCAGGGAGGAGGTTTACAAGCTGAACTGCGATTTATTACTGGGTGGGTGGCACCCGGATGTACCAAAGGATTACATTGCATTATGTGAAGAAGCTAAACGAACAATGAGGAATAACAGATGATAGATACCAAATCACCAATAAGCATTTTAGGTTTAAACACTAGGGCTATGAATGCTATAAGAAACCATACAAATATACAAACTGTAAAAGATTTAATTTCTTACGATAGGGATTTACTTAAGTTGCCTGAGATAGCAAAAATTACATTTACCCACATACAAGAAAAACTTGCTAAACATGGCCTATATTTAAAGACAGATCCAAAAAGTGTAGAGGAAACTCCAAGCAGTTTAGAGGTAGACAAACACATCAAGGATTACATTATCAGTCAACAAAAAATTGAAATAGGAGCATTGCGTAAATTGGTTGAAGAACAAGACATAAAAATTCTTGATTTAGTATTTGACTTGGCTTATGCAAACAGAACGGATGAATTTCGCAAGGATCCAATAGCTTTTGCAAAAGCAGTTTTAAAGGAGGCTCTTGAAAAATGAAAGCATTTCCACAAAAATACCCAGAGGATGCAAGTAGTCCGCACCATTTTCTTAGAAACCCAGTAGATACAGGTATGGATTTAAGGGATTACTTTGCGGCTAAGGCTATGCAAGGTTTTCAAGAGCAATGGGTGTATGACAATTCTGATGAGATTGCCAGCCAAGCATATACGCTGGCAGACGCCATGTTGAAAGCGAGGGAGAAATGAAACCAAGTGCATACATATCCGATGGCGGTATATTGTTTAAAGAGTTACCACCTGATTCAATGATTAAATTAACACCGTTGTACGCAATGCGTGAGTTAACCGAGGATGAGATAAGAGAAGTTGCTGATAGCGTTTGCCATGCTTGGAAAAAGAATGGTGTTGGCGAACTTTACATGACAGATTTTGCAAGAGCAATATTGCAGAAAGCGAGGGAGAAATGAGTGAAGAGTCGGGTATATCTTATGGCGGTGTAACTTGTACAGTAAGTACGTCATTTACTGAATTTAAAGTTACTATTGGCGAAGAGTTTGAAGGGTGGATTACTAGCAAAGAATTAACAATTGAAGGACTTACTGTAGGACAACTAAACAGAGAATATCTACATGAAAAACTTGAGCAGTTTATTAACT